CTATATCCATACCATTTGATGCCAACTTAGCAGATTACATAGAAGACGGAGAGCTTGGCACGATTGCAAGTGATATTGTTGGTGAGATAGAAAATGATATACAATCAAGAAAAGATTGGGAAGAACAATACAAAAGTGGTTTAGAATTACTTGGCATGAACTACGAAGACAGAGCCGAGCCATTTGAGGGTGCTTCTGGAATAGTACATCCATTATTAGCAGAAAGCGTTACACAGTTTCAAGCACAAGCGTATAGAGAAATGCTACCAGCTAGTGGTCCAGTGCGAACACACATTGTAGGTGCTGAAAGTCCAGAGCTTTTATCACAAGCAGAGCGTGTAAAGAATTATATGAATTACCAAATAACTTATGAGATGGAAGAATATGATCCTGAATTAGATCAAATGCTATTTTATCTTCCAATTGTAGGTTCAGCATTTAAAAAAGTTTATTTTGATCCATCAATGCAACGAGCGGTTTCAAAGTTTGTCCATGCAGAAGATTTAATTGTGCCTTACAATGCGACAGACTTAAGAACATCAACTCGTATTGCTCATGTTATACGCATGGACAAGAACGAGATAAGAAAGTTGCAACTTAGTGGATTTTATAGAGATATAGATTTACCTACATCAGAACATGGGGGAACAAACTATGATGAGGTAAAAGAAACAATAAGTGATATTGAGGGCATTGATAAAGGCACAGGTTACAATGAAGAAATAACATTACATGAAGTTCACACAGATTTAGATTTGTCAGGTTTTGAGGACATGGATTCTCAAGGAGAGCCTACAGGACTCAAAATGCCCTATGTCGTAACCATAGTGGAGAAGTCCAGTGAAATCTTATCAATCAAGCGGAATTTCAATGAAAGTGATCCGCTCCGTCGGAAAATCCCTTATTTTGTTCACTATAAGTTCTTACCTGGTCTTGGGTTTTATGGCTTTGGTCTTACTCATATGATAGGTGGCTTATCAAGAGCATCAACATCAATACTTAGACAACTAATTGACGCAGGAACATTATCTAATTTACCTGCAGGATTTAAAGCAAGAGGTGCAAGGATTAGAGATGATGAAACTCCACTAAATCCTGGCGAGTTCAGAGATGTAGATATGGTGGGTATGGATTTGCGTCAAGCAATCATGCCATTACCATTTAAGGAGCCATCTCAAACCTTGTATTCTTTACTTGGCAATCTAATAGATACAGGCAGACGTTTTGCATCAATGGCCGATATGAAAGTTGGTGAGATGCAAGGCAATGCACCAGTTGGTACAACTATGGCTATTATGGAGCGTGGAACAAAAGTTATGTCTGCTATTCATAAAAGGCTACATTACTCACAAAAGATTGAGTTTAAGTTGTTAGCCAGATTGTTCGCTATGGATGTACCAATGTACCCATATCAAGTTCCAGGTGCTCCACCAGAAATCAAGCAAACAGACTTTGATGACAGAATAGATATATTGCCAGTATCTGATCCAAATATATTCTCCATGTCACAACGTATTGCTTTGGCACAAACCCAATTACAGTTAGCACAAAGTAATCCAGAAATTCATGGTCCTAATGGTATGTATCAAGCATATAGGAAGATGTATGAAGCATTGGGTGTTACAAACATTGAAGCAGTCTTGCAGCCACCACCACAACCTACGCCTTTAAATCCAGCTAAAGAAAATCAAGAGGCTTTAAAAGGTGGTGCTTTAAATGCTTTTCCAGAGCAAAATCATCAAGCACATATTACTGCACATCTAGCAATGATTAGTACACCAGTGGCACAAGCTAATGCCGCAATAATAATGACTTTACAAGGTCATATATCAGAACATATTGCCATGATGTCAGAGTTACAAGCACAACAAGAAGTCATGGCATCAATGCCACCAGAGCAACAAATGATGATGCAACAAGATCCAAATGCTATGAAACTTATGGCAGATCAAGTGGCATCAAGAAGTGCGGAATTAGCGGCAGAGATACAAGAACAATATGCACAAGCCTTAACACCACCTCCAAGTGAAGATCCACTTGTAACAATAAGAAAACAAGAGTTGGCATTAAGAGGACAAGAGATAGCACAAAAACAAGATCAGTTTGAAAAGAAGCAAACACTGGATAAAGAAAAAGAAAGAAACGATGTATTATTAGATCAACAAAGATTAGACCAACAAGAAGAAATAGCTAATCAAAGAGATCAAACAACAAGAGATGTAGCTGCAATGAGAGCAATGAAAGGATAAATTATGGTTAGTTCAATTAGAGAAAAAATGTGGGAAGTTGAAAAAGAGAAAAAAAGACAAAGAAGACTTGCAAAAGAAGGAGTAGTAAATGCCATTGAAGAAAGGATCATCCCAGAAGACAATAAGCAAGAACATACGCAAGTTGAAGAAAGAGAAGTATCCACAGAAACAAGCAATAGCGATAGCGTTGTCAACGGCGGGGAAATCAAAGAAGAAATCCAAAAGCCAAAAAAAACAAAGTCTAAAAAAGCCACAAAAAAAAAGTAGTGGTGGCATGATTAAAAAGTTTTCACCAATAGCCAAGCCACAAAGGTTTCAGGGCGTATTTTAATGGAGTTATCTTATAGATCCAGTAACTATATCACTAGCAATGGGCGTCGCCTCAAAAGCATTTAGTGCAATCAAGCAAGGATTCGCTGTAGGTCGTGATATAGAGCAAATGTCTGGAGATATAGGGCGTTGGATGGGGGCTGTATCTGATGTTGACAATGCGGAAAAACAAGCCAAAAACCCTCCCCTATTTGGTAAACTGTTTAAAGCTGGATCTATTGAGGAAGCAGCTCTCTCTGCTTATGCAGCCAAGAAGAAACTTGAGGAGCAAAGATACGAACTCAAGATGTTTTTGAATTTAACTTATGGTCCACAAGCATATGATGATTTGCTTAAAATGGAAGGGCAAATAAGAAAGCAAAGACAAGAAACAGTTTACAAGCAACAACAAATTAGAAGACAAATAGGTGAGGCTATAGCTTGGTTTGTTTTAGTTGTTATTATTGGTGGTTTTGTAGCGTTGGTTGCTAGTGTTTGGATTAAAGAAGCAAGAGCAGATGGAAAGATATACAATGCACCAAAAGATTACACATATAGTCAAAAAGTATGGCAAGGCAAAATAGAGCCAAAGAAATACACAACTTGTAGATTAAAAAAAAGGCTAACATCAAAATATACTAAAAAAAAAGCGTGTATATATGAAGGCAACAATAGAAATTATACTATGATGATTGAGGTTTTTTGTCCTAGAAAATATAAATGTGAAATAACAAAACTTAGTTCTGAAATGCCAAATATTGATAATGTAATGGAAAGTTTAAGGAGTATAAAAGATTGACAGAAGAAAAGAAAAAAGCAGTTGATTTAAAAGTGGATAGTAACAGTTTTGAGTTGATATTAAGAATATTAGGAAACGAGTTTATTGCAATTAAAATTGGTTCAACTAATTTTTCTGGTAAGCTAATAGCTGGTGGCATATTATTATTATTTTTTACGTTTATGATTTTAGAAGTGTTTGGACTAAATGAGGCATTAATGCAATGAATGTAGAAACTTTTTTGAAATGGAAAATTCTTCCAAGACTAATGATGCTTGTGAGTACATTAATGTCTTGGCGTTGTGCCGAATGGTTTATGTCTTTAGAAGATCCAACTGCATCTCAATCTGCTTTTGTATCTGTTGTCATGGGTGTTATGACAGGAGTTTTTGGCATTTGGATGGGACATGAACATAAAGTAGATAAATGACTGCTTTCATGCTTATGTGCTATTTAAATGATGTTTTAAATGGAGGAATCTATTTTAAAAACATTAATGATTGCTTGTATTTTTCAGAAAGATTAAGCAATCAAAGTATTAATGTGCCGATTAAAGTTGAAAAATATCAGTGTATGTGTAAACTCATACCAAATATTGATGATAAAAAAGTAAAAGTGTATTAGGAGGTAGCTATGTTAACTGCACTTATTGGACCTGTTTCCAATCTTCTTGGAAAATTCATTGAAGATAAAGATCAAAAGAACAAATTGGCACACGATCTGGCCACAATTGCACAAAAGCACGCTCAGGAACTTGCAAAAGGTCAAATTGAAGCGAACACAGCACAAGCCAAACACCCTAGTTTGTTCGTAGCGGGAGCCCGCCCAGCAATTATGTGGATCTGTGCTCTTGGTCTATTAACGCAATTTTTTATAATGCCAATTGCAGAATGGGCTACAGCTATATGGATGCCAGAAATAACTCTTCCTAGTTTAGCCACTGGTGAACTTATGACTTTAACTCTTTCATTATTAGGATTGGGTGGAATGCGGTCATTCGAGAAGTCAAAAGGTGTTGCCAGAGAAAACATGAAAAAATGATTCAAGAAAAAGAACCTATTATAATTTGTTACATACATAAAATTGCCATGCAAAAAATAGAACAAGAGGAGCCAATACCATTTTTAGGTATTTACAAATATGTAGAGTATAAATGTCCTATGTGTATGACAACACTTAGAGAGGATCAATAATGGATGCTTTAAAATTAGCGGAGCATCTATTAAAGAACATTCGCAAAAGACAAGATGAATTATCACAGTCTTTAGCAGATGGTTCGATAGACTCAATGGAAGACTATCGGTTTATTACAGGTCAAATACGAGGCATGACTTGGGTAATTGAAGAAATAAGAGCCTCGATGAAAGGTATAGAAGATGAGTAAAAAGTTATATGTGCCAGATAGGTTTTTGGCACAAAAAAAAGTAAATCCTACTTCTCCTGCCATATCAAAGGCATTTAAAAATGATGAAACTAGCAAAAATGAAGACGACCCTTCAAAGCTAGACTCCTCTGTTATTGATAGACTACCAACTCCAACTGGATACAGAATGCTTGTTATTCCATATTATCCAAAGGAAAAAACAAAAGGTGGTGTATTTATACCAGATGCAACAAGAGATAGAGAAAGTCACGCAACAGTTGTCGCTCTTGTCGTAAAACTTGGTCCTGACGCATATCAAGATTCTGATAAATTCCCAAATGGAGCGTATTGTTCTAAAAATGAATGGGTACTTATGGGTAGATATGCTGGAAATAGGTTCAAAGTAGATGGACTTGAGCTAAGAATCATAAATGATGATAATATAATTGCGAAAATACTTGATCCAACAGATATTTCTTATGTATAATGGAGAACATGATGAATGAAGCACAAGAACAAATAAAAGAAGAAAATTCTCAAGAAGAAAACATAGTTGTTGATATAGACGAAACTTCTGAAAAAAAAGAAGATGTTGTTGAAGCTCAACAAGATAATTCAGAGCGAACAGATGTTCGTAGTGAGGATCAAGAAGAAGAACTTGAAACTTATAGCGACAATGTGCAAAAAAGAATAAATCAATTAACTGCAAAAAGAAAATTAGCTTTGGAGGAGGCAGATGCCGCTTTTAAATATGCTGAAGATCAAAAAAAGAAAAATGATGAACTTCAGAAAAAGCTTGAACAACTTAATACTGGTTATACATCAGAATTTGGTAGTAGAATTGAGTCTCAAACTGCACAAGCAAAAAAACTTTATAAGGAGGCTTTTGATGCTGGAGATGCTGACAAAATGTCTGAAGCGAGTGACCTCATGGCTAAACTTGCTATTGAAAATGAGAGGCTTAGAATCCAAAAACTCCGAGCAGAGCAAAGCAAGGCAGCTCCAACAAATGAGGAACAAGGTCAGGCAAGCGAAACCCAAGCGAGGCAGACCACCCAAAAACAAGATTTAGACCCAAAACTACAAAGTTGGCTTGATAAAAACACATGGTTTGCTAAAGACATGGTAATGACCAGAGGTGCTCAAGCTT